TTATGTAGCACCTCAAGCACCTGATTTTCAGGGAATATTAGCAAAAAGTAGTCAAATAAAAGTGCAAAATCAACAATTAGCTAATTTAGAATTAACTAATAAAGCTATTGAAGCTCAAATTATGAAAACAAAGGCTGATGCCTTATATGTAGCAAGTAATACTAAATTTAAGGATTTAGATATAACAAGATTACAAGGTCAATTACCTGGTCTTGTAGAAGGTGTACAACTAAGAAATGAAGCTATGAAAGCTGATATTAACAATAAAGTAGCTGAAACAAACAATAAAATTGCTACTTTGCCAATTTTAGAAAGACAAAAAGAAAAATTATCATACGAAATAGATAGGTTATTTCAATCAAATAAATTTATAGAAAAAAGTGGAAATGCACAATTAGCTATTCAAAATGCTATGGTTGCTTCTATTAAAGCTGCTACTAATTTATCTACAAAAAAGTATGTAACAGAAGATTTTAATCAACAAGCTATTATGTCACAAATTTCAAATGCTGCTAGGAATGCATATAAAGAAACTGACAATAACGTTGATATGAATTGGATAAATGTAATAACAAATATAGCTGGAACATTATTACCATATAATATGGGCAAAATTTTACCAAAATTCAAATAATGAGATTATATACACAAGACCAAATATTAAGGCTTATAAAGCTTTATAATACGGCAGATATGTCCGAAAAAGAGTTACTCAAAAAGTACGTAGAACAGGCTTTATACAAATATTTTAATCACAAACTAAAAACAAAAAAATGCGAAGAAGGAACTATCGACGCTCATCTCGAAAGGGCGGTTATGGCAAACGACGTAAAGTAAGCCGCACATACTATGTATCACGTGGCGGAATCCGACTATAATAACAAGGGGTTAGTCACCCCTTACTTTTAAAAACAAAAAACAAAAAAACATGAAGCCGAATTTATTTAATTCGATTAAGCTGCAAAGACCAAAAAAGAATGTCTTTGACCTCACCCATGACGTAAAGTTATCAGCAGAAATGGGCAATTTAACACCTATTTTAACATTAGAATGTGTACCTGGAGACAAATTCGAATTAGGTTGTGAAAGTCTTATCAGATTTGCACCTATGATAGCACCAGTAATGCATCGAATGGACGTAACAATGCACTATTTCTTTGTACCAAATCGTATATTGTGGTCAAATTGGGAAAAATTTATAACAGATGCTAATAGTGGAGTTGTTGCACCATATATTAATTGGGGTGATTATCCAGCATTTGCAGATTATTCTAAATTTGTAGATTATATGGGTGTCCCACCAGTACCAACTGGAGGAACTGACCAACAAATTAATGCTTTACCATTTGCTGCATATCAAGCTATTTATAATGAATATTATAGAGACCAAAATTTAATTACAGCAGTAGATTATAAGTTAACTGATGGAAATCAGTATACAGGTATTGGTTCTTTAGATAGATTATTAACATTACGTAAAAGAGCATGGGAACATGATTATTTTACAGCATCATTACCTTTTGCACAAAAAGGTCAAGCAGTAGATATACCGTTAGGTGAAATTTCAGGAGATGTTTTGGTAAAAACATCAGGTAGTACAACAACATTAAGTGGTTCACCAAATAGTATTTCTGTACCAAATGCTTCTAGTACACCACCATATGCACCAAATCAATTATTTGCAGAAACTGATGGTTTAGAGTTACAACCAACAACAATTAACGATTTACGTAGAGCTTTTAGATTACAAGAATGGCTAGAGAAAAACGCTAGAGGTGGTACACGTTATATTGAGAATATTTTAACACATTTTGGTGTTAAATCATCAGATAAACGTTTGCAAAGACCTGAATATATCACAGGTGTAAAATCACCAGTAGTAATTAGTGAAATAGTTAACACAACTGGACAAACAGAAGGATTACCACAAGGTAACTTAGCAGGTCATGGAGTTTCTGTATCATCTGGACGTTCAGGTTCTTATTTTTGTGAAGAACATGGTTATATTATTGGTATTATGTCTGTAATGCCTAAAACAGCATACCAGCAAGGTATTCCAAAAACATTCCTTAAAAATGATACTTTAGATTATTTCTGGCCATCATTTGCACATATAGGAGAACAACCAGTTACAAATAATGAAATTTATGCTTATACTGCATCAGCAAATGATACATTCGGATATGTACCTCGATATGCAGAATATAAATATATGCCTAGTAGAGTAGCAGGTGATTTTAGAACAACATTAGATTATTGGCATTTGGGTCGAAAATTTGCAACTCAACCATCACTAAATGCTGCGTTTGTTAATTGTGATGCAACAAAGCGTATTTTCGCAGTAGATGACCCAGAGGGAGATTCCTTATATTGTCATGTATTGAACAAGATAAAGGCGGTAAGGCCTATGCCTAAATTTGGTACACCAATGTTTTAGCAATGAGTAGTAGGTGTATAACTCCTTTCTATAAGAAAGAACAAACAAGAGGAGAACATATACCATTTCCTTGTGGAAAATGCCCCCCATGTAAAAAACGACGTACATCAGGTTGGTCGTTTAGGTTAGTAAAAGAAGGAGAGCGGAGTAAATCCGCTCTCTTTATAACATTAACTTATGATACCGAATATGTACCAATAACCACAAATGGTTATATGACTTTAGAATTAAAAGATTTACAAAAATTTTTTAAAAGATTAAGAAAGTTAACTAATGAGAAACTCAAGTATTATGCGGTGGGTGAATACGGTTCAACCAAAAAGCGTCCGCATTATCATATTATTCTTTATAATGCTAATCCAGAACATATTAAACGTGCTTGGGCTCTTAATAATAAGTCTATTGGTAGTTATCATATTGGCAATGTTAGTCATGCCTCTATCGGTTATACGTTAAAATATATGTCAAAAAAGTCTCAAATTCCAATTCATCAAAATGATGATAGAAAAAAGGAATTTAGCGTTATGTCAAAAGGTTTAGGAAGTAATTATATTACTGAAGCAATGATAAAATGGCATAAAAATGATTTAGAACAAAGAATGTATGTACCAATTGAAGATGGTAAAAAAATAGCTATGCCAAGATATTATAAAGATAAAATGTACAATGAAGAAGAAAAGGATAAAATCAGCAAATACATGGTTAAAATTAGTGAAGAATTACTTTATGAACAATCCAAAGAATTTAACAGTTTTACAGAGCAAGAAAAAGTAATGTCTGAAAGACATATTTTTGCTTTTAAAAAAATGCAAAAAGCTGCAGAATTAGAAAGAAAAAACAATTATTTATGAAAATACGAAACATGTTTAATGCATCAGAATTTAATGATGATGAAATTAACAATGAACCAAGTCAAACAATTCCAGACCAGTCAATGGGCATAAGAGAATTATTACAAAGATATGCAAGTGGATTACCACTTGGAGGTGGAAAAGAACCAATTTACGAAGGAGAAGATGGAGATGGTATAGATCCTCGTAGACTCGATTTAGCAGAAAGGCAAGAAATGGAGATAGCTGCTCGTCAAGAACTTGCTGAAATCGAAGAACGTTTAAAAAGCAGCAAAGTAGAGAAAAGTAAGTCAAAACTTACTGAACAACAGATTCAAGATATTGAATCACAAGATGTTGAAAACATCAAAGACTAAAAGAAATATGGCTGTGCAAGTTTACTTGCATGGCCGTATTTATTAAGACAAGCGTAGCGCGTCAGTAATAAACACTAATACAACTTGATATATTAGTGTTTATTGACACTAAATAGTATATTTGGAAAGTGAAAAAGGACGAAGGAGGTACGACGCACTACGATTGAACAAAACAAAAAACGACTATAGTGTCACAAAAAAAATAAAAAAACAAAGTTATGGGATTATCACCAGACGCATGGGCAAGTATAGGTACAACCCTATTTAATACAGGCTCAACATTATATGCGAATAGTCAAAACAGAAAAAACGCATTAGCAGATTGGAACAGACAAAATGCATACAATGCACCAGCACAACAAATGCAAAGATATAAGGAAGCGGGACTTAACCCGAACCTTATTTATAGCCAACAAAACAATGCACAACCAGTTAGATCTACAGATTATGTAGCACCTCAAGCACCTGATTTTCAGGGAATATTAGCAAAAAGTAGTCAAATAAAAGTGCAAAATCAACAATTAGCTAATTTAGAATTAACTAATAAAGCTATTGAAGCTCAAA